CAAATAGATACATACACTACAGCCTGTCTTGCAGTAAAAGCCCGCTTCCCAAAGGAGTAACAATGAAAATCACAACCCGAGCAGTCTACGACATGACCGATCCCCGGTTTTGGGGGGATGATTTTGAAGATGCGTGTATTGAGGCCGAGAGCTTTGAATATGACGGGGCTATAGCGCTGTGCTCTATGCATGATGGGGCCGGGACTGGCCGGGACAAGATAGATATACGTATTCTTCCCTATTGTTTTCAAGACGGCATCCCGACCATGCGGGACTCCGAAATTGCCGAATTGTTTGATATGATGCGCAACCAGGGGTGTCTCCCGGTTGTATTCTATGACAAGTCGGTTATTGATTCGGCGGGGTTTATCCGAGAAATGAAACGGCGCGATACGCATTTTTTTGTAGCATACACCATAAACAAAACCCCTCTGGCAATGTGGTGGCTGAATACTTTTGAGGGCAGGTCTGCGCGGATACACTTCTGCGCTTTCAAGGCAGCGTTCGGTATTTCTCCTACTATTGGCAGGGAGTGTCTTGCGCGTACACTACAGATGCAGGTGGATGGAGCCTATATTCTGGACTGTCTGATCGGGATTACAGCGTCAAGCAACAAACTTGCATTAAGGGCATTGAAGAAGGCAGGGATGATAGCAGCGTCAACAATACCGAATATGCTGTATAATGGATATACGAACAAGCCGATGGATGCCGTTTTGAGTTATTGCACACGCAAGGAGGTCTGTGAATGAGAAAGATATACACAAGAGTGGTGATTGATATTGCCACGGGGAATATCGACGAGGAAGAGAGCTATCTTTATGAAGGTCCTGTGGCTGAGTGTAAAGGTGGTGGCGGTAGCACGGATGCTGTGGATGAAGCATACAACGCTCGGATGGCCACGATCTATGAAGCCCAAGAGGGGATGGCCGAGGAATATTACGATTATTGGAAAGATATATACAAACCCTATGAAACCGCACAGGTGGCCGCAAACCGTAGTTTGATTCCGGCACAGACAGAACAAGCGGCGGCTGAAGCAGCGGCGGCGACGGCGGTGGCTCCCTCAAACGCAGCACTTAACCTTGCAACAAACGAGGCGTCTCTAGGGTTACTACCTTACCAGACCGACCTTGCAAAAACGAAGATGGCCGATACTACGCAGGCGATCAGCGAGTACGCCCCTATCCGGAGTGAATATACATCTCAAGCGCTAAACGGTGTTGATATTGGCGACAGGATGACCCAGGCCAAGGCTGATGTTGCCAGTGCATTTGCCAATCAGACCTCGGCAACAAACAGGGATATGTCCAGAATGGGGATCAACCCTAATTCGGGTCGGTATGCCGATCAGTCGCGGCTCAATGCAACAAATCAGGCCAAGGCCACTGCCAGCGCAGCGACAACGGCCAGAACAACAGCGGAAGATGAAAATTATACCCGCTTGAAAGATGCAACTAACCTGGGATTGTCGTACAGCAACTAGGAGAATGATATGGTAGGAGGACTTTATACGATTAAGAATCCCATTGATAAGGCAATGAGTGGGATGCAGGCGGCGGCAAGCACTGCGTCGTCCATGGACAAGGAAGAGCCCAGTGTTGAAGAACCCAAGAAAACCGTGGGCGGAACCCTGCAGAACTCGGCGGGTGGTGCGCTTATGGGATATACCATGTCACCTATGCTGGAGGGGTTGTTTGAGCCTGAAGCGATACAGCTCCCAGACGAATCAGCAGGGTTGGAAATTGCAGAAGCTGGACCGCTGGGAGGAGCTCCGGGGTTTACAGAAACGGCGACACCTACCATGCTTAATAGTGAAGGGGCTGCAAACGCGGCAATGCCAAGTATGGAATCTCTTGGATACGGAGGGGGCGGAGCACTGACAGAAGGGACCAGTCTTGGCGGTCTTTCAACGGCAGAAGCCGCTGGTACATCAGGCGTTGAAGCCGCCGCAGGAGCAACGTATTCTATGGCCCCCGGAACACTTGCGGGGGGGCTTGCCGTAGAAGGCGGAGCTGCTACTGCAGGTTTGGCAACCGAAGGGATGTCTGCAACTGGTGGAGCATTGGTTGCGGGCAATACAGGTGCAGCCGTTGGAACGGGCATGGCTGCAGGTTCTATGGGCGGTGCGGCTGCGGGGAGTGCGGCTGCGGGGAGTGCGGCGGCAGCGGGTACAGCTACTGCAGCAACAACTACGGCAGCCAGTTCGTCAGCTGCGGGCGGTGCAGCTACTTTGGGTTCTTCAACTGCAGTCGGTGCATCAACGGGCTCATCCGCTGGCTGGTGGGGCGCGGCTATAGGCGCGGTCATTGGCGCTGCGACATATCTTTTTTCATAAGGGGCACTCATGAGATATAGTAATGCAAATAATGATTGGGGTTTTAGTGATTGGGCCAACATGGCCAATGCCGCCCAGGGAGCCCAGCAGTTTGTCAATACTCAGCAGGATCGGGGGCTGGCACTCCAGGACCGCGCAGAGGCCAAGGGCAGGGAGCAGCAGTACGACACGGCCCTGGGATTACGGGCACAAGGGATTAACGAAAAGCCTTCCGGGACTTCCAATGCGGTATGGAATCAAGCCAACATGGACCAGAACAAGGTTGAGGCTTCAAATATGCAGGCGGCTGCAGCTAAACAGTCTTTGGCAGATAAGGAGACTGTGAGAAAAAAATATGCTGAATATGTTAAGGGATATATAGCTGCCGGAAAACAAGGCGGACCGCAGGCGCAACTTCAATATGCCAAAACCCGAATAGGGAAAAGTTTGGAAGACGACACGGCGTTGGCACTGTTCCAAGGCAGTATGAAGAGAAATGTGGCCTCCGCCAATCTTATTAAGCAGGCCAATATTGCCGATGCTCAAGAATTATACGCTCGTCTTACCAAGGATTTGGGAGATGCTGCGACCGAGTATGCAAGGACAGGATCTACCTCTTCTGCCATTGCTTTTCAGCAAACAGTTAATGATTCCCCGTTTCCTTATGATGTAAAGTACGATCCCAATACAAAGATGTATCAGAAGATGCTTACCATCGACGGAGTTATTAAGCCTGGCGGGTATATCTCAATGCAGGACTTAATGAGTTTTGCCAAAAATATATCCGCAGAAAAGTTCACGGCCCAATATCTACAAGTCACATCTCAGGCGTCAAACGAGAATGCCAATGCTTTGCTTAAACCCCAAGTGTGGACTAACGGTGCAGGTGAAAAAGTTTCTGTTGTCAAGCTGGTCAATAATAAAAATATGAGCCAGACCACCTATAATGTTTATTCCGAGGATGGCGGCAAAGTGAGTGGTGGAAATAATATACTGGAACAATTATACAGCAAGGGATTTACGCCGGGTAAGGCTGAAGTCAAGACGCCTGAATCACCCTACTCCAAGAGCAACTATGCATCCACCAGGGATACCTGGCAAGAATCGTATCTGCAACACAAGGGTTTTACGAAAAAAAGTATCTACGACGAAAACACAGGGACGACGACAAAACAGTATGTTGACGGCAATAATGCGCCTGTTTCTGCCGAGGTTCTTCAAGAGGCAGAGATGGTTAGCCGTAGGGCTGACGAGATTCTGCAGGGTGGTGGCGCGAGAAACAGTCAGCGCGCCCTTGAGATGGCGGAACGTGAGCGTTCTGTATATACTCAGGCCAAGCGTGAGTTTCTGGCTGACCATCCGGAATATACGGGCAAGACGATACCCAAGGATGCGCTGCGGACCTATTACAACAACCTTGTTCAGCGGCAGACCCAGCCCCAGACCGTGGACCGTACCGCATGGTCGGCACCATCGCTTATGCCGGGGCAGCAGGGCGCGGGGCAGGGGCTTCAGGTGCAGGCACCTGTGATCCGTAAATAGAGAGTATTTCATATAGATTTTTGACAGTGGAGGGGTTTGACTGATGTCTGACGATACCTTTGATCGCCTGTACCAACAAGATGCCGGGACGGAGAGTCCTGGCATTTCGTCTTTTGATGATGATGCCTTTGACCGCATGTATGCCCAGGAACCGGAGCATTTTCCGGAGCCTTTGCCCTGGAAACGGGAGGAGGAGGCGGAGGCGGAGCCGGTGGGGCAGGTTGCTCCTGCGGTTGTGGATGATCCCCGGGCAGGTGAAGGCACTGGTTTGAGCCATGGGCTGCAGGCGGTTCCCCGGGTTGATGCTGCGGCTATTCCTGCCCCGTCTTCCAAAGAAGGTGTCGGGTCTGAGCTTACGGAACAGTTCAAATCCGGTGGTCTGCAGCTTGGCAAAATGCTGGCTGACACCCCAGGGTATCTTTATGACATTGCGTCTGCCCCTCAGAATCTGTTGGCTGACCAGTTGGATATGCCGTCTCTTAAAACCGACAGGGCCAATCTAGGTAAAGCTGTGGGTGTGGAAACAAACCCTGTCTCCGAATATTACGGCAAGGAGATAGAGGCATCCCAGAAGCGGATTGCCAAAATCAATCCCAAGTACCAGCAGGGGATTATCGAATCCTTTTCCAAGGGCGACATCGAGACCGGATTCCGGAACCTGGCTGGTGGTATTTTGCAATCTCTCCAGCCCTCCATGGCGATTATGTTGTCGGGTGGGACCATGGGTACTGCGGGAACTATTGCATCGGGAACAGCACTCTTCGGGGCTGGAAAAAAAGCGGAGATTGACGCCAATGCCCCAGATATGCCCGAGTGGAAACGTACCGTGGTGGCCACGGGTAACGGCCTCCTTGAAGGATTGTGGGAGACGGCCCTTGGTGCTGGTGCTGTAGGTAAAGCGTTTAAAAATGTGATTACCAAGTCTTTTAAGGAAGGCGGCGAAGAAGCGGCCAAGCAGTCTGGTAAAAAATTTATTGGCGATATGTGGGTCGATGTTCTGGAAAAAACCCCTGCACTGGCACCTCTGGGCGAAGGGTTTGAGGAGTTTGGAACCCAGATATCCCAGAATGCCGTGGATAAATATTCCGGATACCGACCGGATATTAAGTTGACCGACGGAGCCGGGGATGCCCTGCTTATGGGTATCGGCCAAGGTGGCCTTATGTCTGGCGGCCTGTATGCAGCCAAGGCATTGACCACACCAAAGGCCCCGAAGCCCGGACCGAGTAACGATCCAGCCGTCCTGGAAGATATCACATCCGGCGGTCCGGTGGATCTCCTGGGGACCGGTGGCACTCATGGTGCCAAGACGGCTCCCTCTGGGCCGGTGGAAACATTCAATCCCGGTCCTGCATCGGGGCTTCAGGCTGAACCTATCCAGACCGTGCCCTTTGGTACTCCCGAGGACGCGCCGGTTCAGGAGGCGGTTGTTCCTCCTGCCCCTGCCCAGCCTGCAGTGGTCAATCCTGTTCCCGTGTCCCAGGAAACGGTTGCGCCTGAACAGCCAGTGCCTGAACAGGTTGCACCTGAAGAGGTCCAGCCCGTGGACTATTCAGGGCTGGAACCTGAAGAAATAGCCGGTAGTTTTAATTTTGACGATATGGCCGCGAACGATCCGGACGTTGAAAATATGGTGCCGGTCGCACCGGTTCAGGAAACGCCTGCCCATGCGTCGGCGTCGGCGTTTGACGAGGATATGAACAGGGCTCTCAAAGGTGAAGACCTTGTATCCCTACGCCGCAAATACGGCGTAGACGTTATTTATGTCGTCCGTAAGCGTGACCAGGCTGGTGTTCCATGGCGTGGCATGGAATCTAGCGTTATGGATGAAGCGAAACAGCGAGAGAGGGTTCGTTTAGAAAAGAATAGTGCTGAGCTGGCCAACCAAGAAAAAGACGATAGCCTGTTTTCTGATTCGCAAAAAGATGCGATGGATACAGAACGGAAGGTAAGTGAAGAGTGGTTTGATGCGCATAAGAAAACTCTTCTTGGGTTCAAGAATGGGGATGTGATTTCTCACGACGGGCAGGCCCGCTTCGTGTTTCGTGACGGCATCCTCTTTACTGCTGACAGCGACGGGGTAGCAACGAAGCCCTACGGGAAAATTGGTCGGGATACTACTGACGCCGGAATGCGGTCGGTTCTGCTTGGATTAACCGATGGGTTTTATCAGAAGGAAGGTATTTCAGCATTGCCTGCGCACGCTCCAGTCCAGGAACAGCAGAAACCCCAGGCCCAGCATCCTGATATTGGCCGCTTTGTCCGGTCCGGTTCAATGACCGGCCAGATTGTGGATGTTCTGGATGATGGCCGTCTGGTTGTCGGTGGCGGGTCGGTGATTACCCCAGGGGCTGCGCCGAACTTTGCTATTCAGGATGAAGATTTTGTGCGGCCTACTCCGACGCAGGAATCTCAAGGGCAGGAACCTTCGGCGCAGGAACCTGTTGCTCATCCTGTTCATGCATCCCCTGCCGTGGTGGATGTGGCCGGGGTTGTCGATGATGTGGATACCGCACCCATGGAGGCCCAGAAGAAAGATCCTGGTGTCAAAGTAAAGAGTAATGGAGACTTTTATACCAAGGGCGGCGCACAGATTGCGGCTAGGGGAAAGAGCCAGGACAGAAGCCTTGGAGGTAAAACATACGAGCCGGTAAAACTTAAAGGCGGGTGGGGGATACGGGTTGTGCAGCCGGTTGCGGAGGCAGAGGCTGTACCTGGGGCGAAGCCCGGGAAGCCGGTTACACAAGAAGAACCCGTAGTGACTCCTGAGCCACACGCTAAACCAGTTATGCGTGATGAAACGGCCTCTGAACCCGCACAAAAAGATGAAGCCCCTGCCGTTGGTATTATCGGTGTGAATGCAAAGGGTAACAGGATTGAGCGCGACAAGAACGGCGTGCGTGGTGAGGTTACGCCCGCTGGCATTGTTATCCAGCAGAAGGTGCGCATGACGCCCCATGGATCGTCCTTTGACAGCCCCGAGGCTCTGTACGAAAACGGGGATCTGCGCTTTCTGACCAAGAAAGAGATCAATGCGTTCGGCGGAAATGATCAGGAAACCGAGGCTGTTGCTGAGCCGTCAGTCAGCACGAAGGAGACTGTCGCGGCTGCAGACGCCACAGCCGAGGATATGCTGGCTGAATGGGACCGGCAGGAGGCAGAAGAGAAGGCGGACAAAAAAGTGTCCGCCCCGGACAATGAGGGGAGGACACCGGGGGGACAAGATCAAGACAACGTGCCGTTATCATTGAATAACACACCGGACACCGGGGGCGGACAAAAGGCGGACAAAAAAATGTCCCCCCCGGACAATACTCTGGAGAACCATATTTCCGAACCGGGAGAAAAGGTTGCATCGGCCAAGGACCATCTGAAGGCCGCTGCGGATCTCATGAGCCAGGTGAATGATATTCTGGCCGGATCGGTGGGGTTGTCGGTAAAGGTGGTGAAAGAGGGTGACAATGTTGATGCCGGGGTTTATGAGCAGATAAAGCCCCTGCTCCAGCAGGCTTTTGGTCATATTGTGGCTGCGGGCAAGGACATGGCCGAGTACGTGAGCATGGCGAGGAAGATGCTCAAAGGGCCCAATGGGCGGGCGTATTTTAAGAAATTTGTGACCAATGACCTGGTGAAACAGGCCAAGGGGGACGAGGATGACCATACAGTCAGCGGAACAGGCGTTCAGAAATATGGGAAGCCCTTACGGGATGACAAAGGCCGAACTGGCGGGCGTGGCAATGCGGCACCTGCAGCAGTGGAGACCGAAGGAGTACGAAAGCCTGCAAAAGGCAAAGACGCTCAAGACGACCGTGGAGGAAAGGGCAAGGATGGCGCACAAGGAAATAAGCGACCTTATGGAAAGGGGATTTCAAAACCACGAAGCCGAAGAAATAGTTCTCCCGAAGTACGTCCTGCTGAAGCCGGAGCAATAGCCAAAGACGACATCGAAGCCACGGAGGTTCCCGGTGCCAACTTCAGGATAACCGACGAGGTGGCCCTGGGTGAAGGATCTGAGGCCGTTAAGTACCGCGATAACATTGCGGCCATAAAGACTCTGAAACTCCTGGAATCCGAACATCGAGGTGCCACCCCTGACGAACAGCGGATTCTTGCCCGCTATGTCGGATGGGGCGGTCTGGCAAATGCCTTCCAGGTGTCTGGCACGGGCCGTATCGCCAATGGTTGGGAGGACAGGGTTCACGAGGTCGAAGAACTTCTCACAGGTGACGAACTCAAGGCCGCTAGAAACTCAACCAAGGCCGCGTATTATACATCTGCTGATGTTGTGCGGGCCATGTGGGACGCTGTAAAGCGTATGGGCTTTACGTCAGGCATTGTCCTGGAGCCCTCGGTGGGTACGGGCAATTTCCTGGGGCTGGTTCCTGATGCATTAAGCGGCAACGTCCATTTCCTGGGTGCTGAATACGACGCCATTACGGCCCGTATCGCCAAGAAGCTGTATCCCCAATCTGCCATTTTTCATACCGGGTTTGAAAAACTCCCTATCCCTTCGGGGTCGGTGGATCTTGTTATCGGTAATCCCCCCTTTGGTCAGGACCGGCTACGGTTTCCCTTTAATCCGGACCTGAACCCCTACACTATCCATAACCAATTCTTTCTTGCAGGTCTTGACGCTCTTGCCCCTGGAGGCGTGGAGATCATGGTGGTGTCCAGATATATGCTGGATGCCTCCGATGGCAGCGTGCGCAAGGCCATTGCCCGCAAGGCCCACCTTCTTGGTGCCGTCCGTCTTCCTGAAACCGCGTTTAAGAAGAACGCAGGAACAGAAGTTGTGACGGATATCGTGGTTCTTCAGCGATATACCAAGGCTGAGCAGATGGGTGTTGATAAGCGCATTGCTGATGGTGACATGCCCAGTCCTCGGTGGGTGGATACCTCTCTGGTGTCCGATCCCCTGGGCGGTGAGTCCATGCGCGTGAATAGTTATTTTGCCGACACCCCGTCAGCTATTCTGGGAACCATGGACAGGTCGGGCAGTATGCAGCGTGGCGCGGATATTACCGTGAAATACTCCGGTGATGATTATGTCGGTGATCTGAATAGAATATTAAAAGACGTGCTCCCCTCCGATGTTATGGATGCCACAGACATGACCGCTAAACGCACGGAAGATATGTATGCGCGTCTGGTGGATTCTCTGGCTATCCACATTCAGGGAGCAGAACGTGGGTCTGTCACCCTGAACAGCCAGGGCGAGATGGTCCAGGTGTACGAACGCGAGACCGGGACCGGTGACTATATCATGGCCCGCCGGGTGATTACTCCTGAATCGGCATGGTCGGACAAGGTGACCATGGACAAAAACGGCAGATGGTTCCGGACTGTTGACGAGATGGGACCTGATGGCAAACCTGTCAAAGTTGGTAAAAAGAAGAACCGGAATAAAAAGATACGTGAGGTTTTTCAGTCCGAAGCGGATCTGCCAGCATCTCTGCGTCTGGGTGATCTGGGGTATGACCGTCTGAAGCGTGCCGTTGTGATGCGTGACTGCCTCATTGAACAGCTCAATCTGGAATCGGCCAAAGAGCCTGACGAAAAGGGCATGGCCGCAAACCGGAAGAAGCTGAACACGTTGTATGATGCCTATGTGGAGAAGCACGGGTGCCTGAACGGGGCCAAAACAGCATCCCTGGTGCGTGAACTTCCTAACAGCGCGTTGATCCTCTCCCTGGAAAAGAGGTATATCAAGCCTATCAATAAGGCCCGCTCGGAAAAGACAGGTCTGCCTATGGCCAAGGAGCGGGCAGAAAAGGCGGATGTCTTTACCCAGCGTGTTGTGCCCGTGTATGCGCCTCCGGAACATGCCGAGAACGACCAGGACGCATTGGCTATTTCCCTGTCAGAATATGGCAAAGTGCATCTGGATCGCATTGCTGCACTTCTGGGGATAGACGAGGCCGAGGCCGTGAAGCGGCTGCATACGGACATGGAAAAACCGATGATATTCAAGGACCCCGAGACCGGGACCTGGGAAACATCTGATGAATATCTGGGTGGTAACGTGGTGCGTAAACTGGAGGCTGCCAAGTCGGCTGGGGAAACAAAGAATATCCATGCCCTGGAGGCCATTCAGCCCGAGGCGTGGACCGCTGACCAGGTGACGCCGATTATGGGTGCCGCCTGGATTGATCCCAAAGATTATGCAGGGTTTGTCGAACACCTTACGGGTGATTCTGCCAAGGTCCTTTTCGCCCCCCTTACGAACACCTACGCTGTCTATGGAAAAGGGGATACCCCAGGCGGTCAGCTCTGGAAAACCGACCGCATGAACGCCGTTAAGTTGGTGGACGCGCTGCTCAATTCTCGGACCATAAAAGTCCGTGACTCCTGGAAGGATGAATCTGGGAGTCATTCCGTGGTTAATGTGGCCGAGACAGAGGCGGCTGTGGCCAAGGCGTCGGAGATTGTCCAGGAGTTTGAATCCTGGATCTTTGCCGACGCAGACCGGCGCGAACGTCTTGTAAGTGCCTTTAACCGCAAATACAATGTCATGGTCAACAAGCAGCGTGACGGCCAGCACCTTACCCTTCCCGGCAAGGTGCCTGATGCGGTTATCAAGATGCGTCGCCACCAGTTGAATGCTATCTGGCGCGGTATCTGTGACCGGAATGTTTTGTATGATCATGCTGTGGGGGCTGGTAAGACCTATACCGGTATCTCCAGGGCCATAGAGCGTAAACGCATGGGGCTGTCCAATAAGCCCATGATCGTAGTTCCCAATCATATGGTGGAACAGTTTGCCAAGGATGCGTACCGGCTATATCCCGGGGTCAAGGTTTTGGCTGCTGGGAAAAAAGACTTTAACAAGGGACGCAGACGGCGGCTGTTTGCCAGCATTGCCACGGGTGACTGGGACCTGATTATTGTGCCCCATTCGTCCTTCGGGTTTATCGGGATATCTCCGGCAACCGAAGAACGCTTTCTGGAAGAGGAACTTGCCAATGCTGAAGCGGCCATTGCCGATGCCCAGAAAGAGGCGGAGGAGAACAATGAAGGCGGGCGGTTTAAACCCGTTACGGTCAAGCAGGCTGAAAGGCTCCGGGATACGATCAAGGCGCGTCTGGACAAGGCTCGGGAAAAACAATCCGGCAAGGATCGGCTGCTGACCTTTGAACAGATGGGCATTGATGATCTGACCATTGATGAGGCCCACGAATTTAAAAACCTGTTCTATTATTCTAATCTCAATGTCCGGGGCATGAACCCCAAGGCAGGCTCGGGCAAGGCATATGACCTGTTCAACAAGATCCGTATCCTGCGCGAGTCTAAAAAAGGCTCCCTGTGCTTCATGACAGGGACGCCCATCTCTAATTCTGCTGTGGAACTATACGGGCTGATGCGTTACCTCGCCCAGGACAGTCTGGAAGAAATGGGGCTGGCACATTTTGATGCCTGGAGGTCACAGTTTGCAACGGTGACTACCCAGTTTGAGCCCACGGAATCTGGGTCTGGCCTCAAGGAAGTTGACCGCCTGGGCCGGGACTGGTCCAACATGCGGTCGCTTATGGATATGTATTACTCCTTTGCTGACTGCGTTTCCAACGAGGACATCCAGAAATGGTATCTCAAGGATAAGGGTGAGGACTATCCTATTCCCAAGGTCAAGGGAGGCGGTCGAAAGGCTATAAACGTCCATCCTACGCCTGCCCAGAAGACGATCATTACCGAGATTATAGACGGGTTTAATGGTCTGCCGGGCATTACGGATATCAAGGAACGTAATAGTGCCCGGTTGCGGCTCATGGACAAGGCACGGAAGGTGTCCCTGGATGCCAGGGCTGCGGGTGCGGACCCCCGGACTACAGACGAAAAGGGTGGTAAGCTGGACGTTGCTGCTGGAGAAATCGCCCGGGTGTATAAAAAATGGAACGAGGACAAGGGAACACAGGTTGTTTTTCTGGATCGCTCGGTAATCAAATCTAAGGGGGATAAAAAACGTCTCCAGGATTATGACGCCCTGGTCAGGCAGATAGAAAAGGCTGAGGCCGATGGCGACGAGACCTCGCTTGGTCGGTTGTACGACCGGATGGACAAGTACGATTCTGCGGAGATGGAAGAATTACGGCAGGCCCAGGCGGGCGGATGGAATGGCTACGATCAGCTCAAGCAGAACCTTATTGATCGCGGTGTTCCGGCAAAGGAGATCCGTTTTGTGCAGGAGGCCAATACTGACGACCAGAAGCAGGCATTGTTTGACGATGTGAACGACGGAATAGTGCGTGTGCTTATTGGATCTACTGCCCGCATGGGTGCAGGGACCAATATGCAAAAGCGCCTTGTGGGGCTCCATCATGTGGATGTCACCTGGAAACCTTCGGATATTGAGCAGCGCGAGGGGCGTATCATCCGCACGGGAAATGAACTTCTAGAGAAATATGGTGATGATTTTGAGGTGGAGATTCTGGCATACACCACAGATACCACTGTGGATGCCAAACTGTGGTCGCTGAACGCCACCAAACTGAAGATGATCAACGGGATCAGGCATTACGAAGGCGCGTTCAATATGGAGTTTGACGACGCCGATTCTGTGGGCATGGCCGAAATCGCAGCCATTGCCTCGGGTGAGCCCTTGCAGTTGGAACGTATCAAACTGTCTGCGGAGATTGATAGGCTGGACCGCGCCAAACGGTCCTACCGTCGTCGTCTGTGGGGTATCGAAGACGAGGTAAAAAAGGCCAAGAGTAATATCAAAGACCTTCCCGGCAGGATTGAAGCATTTAGTGAAGCCGGAAAGGATGTGGCCGCTGCCCTGGAGCGCGAAGACAAGGACGAGCAGAATCGCCATGTTACCATTGATGGGGTGGATGTCTATCGGGGTGATTCGGGGCTTATTGATGCCGAAAGAATGCGTGACCTGGTTCGCGGTTCCATTTCCGAAGATGCGTTGTCCAACCTGAAAGCGGACATGGAAAAGGATACGGGCGGTCACCGGAGGTCTAGGGTATCTGATATCCTGGAGGCCATAGCTGATCGCAGTGCTGACGCCAAAAAGAACAAACAGCGTTTCTCTATTGAAATCGACGGTCAGGTATTCAAATCCAAGGTTAAGGCATCTGAGTATGTGGAGTCTGTTCTGGGTGCCTCGGGCTTTGACATCGAGCTGGGGGGTGAACGTTTTCTCCTTCCCAAGCTGTCCATGAGAAAACTGGCTGATATGGTGAACGCTGTTGTCCCCGGTGGGTTCAAAGAGATCGAGGAAACAGCAGTAGGTACGGCCATCGTCCATGGTCGGCGTGTGGATATCAGCGTCTCCGTGGAAAAAGAGCCCTGGGGTAAGGACCCTGGCATGCAGGCGTATCTTTATTTTGAGTCTCCCATCGGGAAATATAATATTTACGACACGGAGATGTTCGGCCTTGATCCCCAGGGGAAGATGTATCCGGGAATGGTCAATATGTTCCGGGGCGTGGGCCGGTCTGTTAAGGGTATTGCTGAAACGGCAGACACGTATGCCCATGATTTGCAGATATCCAAAGATGCCCTTCCAGAACTTGAGGAACATGCAGGAAAGCCCTTTCCTAAAGAAGACGAACTCAAGGAGAAGAAGGACCGGCTGAACCAGGTGGAACAGGAACTGGTGGCCAATGCCGAGAAAAAGAAGGTGGCCGGTGATGAAGGGGAAACAGAAGCTGCACCCGAAGCACCCAAATACCTGAACGGTGATGGCGAATACAATCCCGGTCAGGACAATGGCGTCACCGTGACCGAGGCCGAGGACCACATTGATCTGGTGCGGCCGCTTTTGGCTAGCGATGTTGTCATAAGGACGGTCAAAGGGATTTACGGCCTGCCTGAAGCCGTATGGCGGCACATGGAAAAGAATGACGCCATGGCATCCCCGGGTGTGTTTTATGAGGGTGTCATCTATATTGTCTCTAATAATCTCCAGGGTCTGGACCAGCTGACCGACGTTGTCCTGGGCCATGAGCTGACCCATGCAGGGCTGGCAAAGCTGCGGGCCCGTGTAAAGGCCATGGGTGGCAAGGCCAGGAAATCCGCCATGGATGTGGACCGGGTACTGCGTCAGGTGTGGATGGCCAATCAGCATACCATCGCGGCCATGGCCCGCAATGGCGGTCAGTATGAAGGGTTGTTTGATATCCATACGGATGAAGGCCGTCTCGGGATTACCGAGGAATGGCTTGCCAACCACGGTAAAGAAACCCGGTTTTATGATAAATGGGTTGCAGCCATCCGCCGGTTTTTGCGGGCGGTAGGTGAACACCTTGGCGTGGAGATGGAGTTTTCCGAGGCCGAGGTACGCGATCTGCTGGGGCAGGTTGGGAAGGCGGTTACCAGGAAGGGGGAGATTGAGTATCTGGAGGGGTTGCCGAAGTACCAGGCTGTCTATCATGGAACTCCTCATCGTGGGATTGAGAAATTTGACACAAAACACCGTGGAACCGGGGAAGGCGGGTTGAAACCAGGTGTCGATAACAGCAAATTCAATGACAAGATAGCCTGGGGGCTATATTTTGCTGGAAAGAAGGCGGTTGCCGAGTGGTATAGAAGTAAACTGGCACCGACAAGATTAACGATTGGTGATATTAAAGAAAATACCGAGGCGTATTCCAAGGCTATTCGGAAACGACTGGAAGAACTGAGTGCTGAAAGAGAGGCTGCACACGAAGGATTTAACCAGGAAATGGAAGCCCTTTATGAGAATGGTCGTCCTAAGCTACGTGAGAAACTGGACTTACTAAAGAAGTGGGATGGATCACACTCAAGGCCGGATGCTGACGAGACGATACTTGCGGAGATTGTTAAAAATATTGATAACGGTTCGGATATTCTTGACGCCATCGACAGAGTGAAAGGCAGAGACCATTATTTTTCAAACCTTAATGTTTACAGTCGGCCTGCGAGTTTTCTTAATGACCTTGAGTCTCGCGCTGGGGTTGATTTTGGAGTGTTGAGTCAGGTCGGCCAGCTTTACAAAGTAGAAATCCCTGAAGACGATGAAATGCTTGATTGGGATAAGCCACTAAACGATCAATCCGGGAACGTGGACGAAAAACTGCAAGAGGTTCCGCAAGACATATTTACACGCCCTGCAACCAGGTCTGTTCAATCGCAACCGGGTGGAAGAAGACGCGGGAAAATCCAGCTTGACCCACGGGGCGACCTGTCCGGCATGGAGTTTTATAGAGAGGTGGCAAAGGCGACCGGCTCAGAGAAGGCGGCCAGTGAGTATCTTGGATCTATTGGCATTAAGGGTATCAAATACCTCGACGGTTCCAGCAGAGGTGCAGGCGAAGGCACGTACAATTACGTCATCTTTGACGGGGCTGATACCGAGATATCCGACGTGTTCTATTCCCGCGCCAAAAAGAAGACCGACTCCGCCACCTCGCAAACCCGTACCACCTCCCTGTTCCCCGAGGTCCAGGAACGTCTGGATGCTGCCCGGGGTATCAAGCCCCTGTCGTGGATGGAGGGGATTAAAAAGGGGCTGACCACGGCCAAGCATCTGGCGAGTCGGCATTTTATTCATTTGTCTCCCCGGCGGTTTGGTGATGCGATATCTATCCTCCGTGAGGCCGAGGCTATTCCTACTGCCAGCCAGCAGTGGGCGGCTGACCGGTTGCGCGAGGTGTTGGGTGGTCTGAGTAAGGACGAGTATGAAGTCTTTACCATGAATATCATTCTCCCGGATCAGATCAAGGATGTTGAGAGCGGGTTGCGGGACGAAGACGGCCTTTCCTGGGGCTATAACTCTCTTGAGGAAATGCAGGAAGACCTGGAGCATTTTAAAGAGGCTGCAAGCCAGAAGGTCAAGGATGCCCTTTTTATGCGGGAACAGACTATGGGTTCCCTGCGTAAGGATCTGGTCAAGCATAAGATCCTGTCCAAAGAGATCCTCAAGGACCCCCGGTATTTTCATCACCAGGTTATGGATTACATGACCGCTGACCAATATGCCGGTACGGGGTCTTCTGATTCCCGCATACACTGGAAGGGGTGGAAGTCTGCGCGTAATGGTTCGGCTTTGGATTATAATACCGATTACCTGCAGGCCGAGTATGAAGTGCTGGCTCAGGGAAAGGCGGATGTAATGCGGGCAGAGGCATTAAAGCTGCTGCGCAAGAGTGCGGATGTTATCGCTACCCTGAAGAAAATGGCCAAGGATACGAACCTGGCTGAGTTTTATGCTGAAGCAAACATTATGCCCGACCAGATCAACACCAAGGCAGATCCTCTGAACCAGTACCGGCAGAAGATGGCTATGGGCTTTGGTGGTCTGACCAAGGCTGCGGAAAAGGGCGAACTGTTTGCGCCTCCTGAATTTGAGGGGGTGCTTGAGGCATTGGCCGATGCCAAGCACGACCAGACAGAAGCTGATATGGTCGAGGCAGGCATCACGGTGCAGGTACGCCATCCTATGCTCTGGTCGTATCTGGCCTATCTGGCACAGCGTGGGGATATGGAGGGGTCTATGAATGCCCGGATGATCCTCAAGGCCGTGCATGACCGGGAGGCTCGTATCAAGGCTACATTGGGTAAAGCGTATCAGACATTTCGTGACCGGATACCTTCGGGCATGGTGGCCTGGTCTCCGGCGGTAAAATCTCCCATGTTCAAAGCCCCGACCATTTCCGAAAAGATCATGCAGGCGGTGATGGAAGGCGGAAAGGTTGAGATCGGTAAAGGTGATATTACGGAGATGTGGGTACGGGGGCAGAAGGAATTATGGGTGATCCCCCAGGAACTGGCGGCGCAGTTGGATGAGGCTACGGATACTGACTCCTCGTCCATGGGTAAGCTTGATCGGCGCATTATGAATATGTGGAAACAGTGGACCCTTCTTAATCCGTTCCGGGTGCTCAAGTATAACCTGAATAACACCTCGGGTGATGCTGATATTGCCATGGCCTACGATCCCAGGATTTTAAAGGGTGTTGGGTCTGCGGCCAAGGATCTTTATGCCTGGATGCGCAAAAGCGATCTCCCGGCCCAGGTGCGCAGAGAGATGGAAGATGCGGTGACCCGTGATGTTGTCGGGTCCGGGCTGACCATTCAGGAGGTTCCTGACATTACCGCCCGGATGTCGGAAGACAGGTTGCTGGGTGATCTCCTGCAGGTGCAGCCACCTGACGCCCTGGTCTCCAAGGTATGGCAACCTACCAGGAACGCGGTATCTAAAATATGGCGAACGACCAAGGATTATACCACCTGGAGAGAAAACATTCTAAGGCTGGCTGCGTACAGGTACTTTAAAGAGCGGCTTCATAACGGTGAGACGGGGATATATGGTGCGTCTATTCCTGCCCATATCGACGCTATCACGGACATTGACCGCAAGGCAGCGACACTGGCGCGGGAACTTATCGGTGATTATGGCAACCTGACCCAGGCCGGTATTTTTATCCGTCGGCATTTGATTCCCTTCTATTCATGGATGGAAATCAACATGCCCAGGTATGCCCGAATGATGCGCAATCTGAAGATGGAAGGCAGAGAAGGAAATGTTGGCAAGATTGCCGGATGGAAGATCGCCAAGGGCGGCGGGAAACTGGCTCTGAAGGCGTTTATCCTGTATGGGGCAGTACAGTTATGGAATAGCATGTTCTTTCCCGACGAGGACGACAAGCTGAACAGATCAGGGCGGAATCAGATACATATTATTCTTGGTCGCAGAGACGATGGGTCTATCCGGACTATCAGGTTTCAGGGGGCATTGTCCGACGCACTGTCCTGGTTCGGTCTGGAAAACCCGGTGGCAACCCTGCGACAGTTGTACTCTGGCAAAATGGATGTCCAGGACCTGGGCGAGGAGATGCTCAAGGCTCCTTTTAACAAAGCCGTCTTGTCCGCCAGACCCTTTGTCCGGACTACGGGGGAGGTGCTTGCGGGCACACAACTGTACCCGGACATTACTCGTCCTCGTGCAATCAGGGATAAAATGGAACATATAGCCCGGACGTTTTCCCTGGATAAAGTTACCGGTTGGATTTCTGGAAAACCCAAGCGCGGAGGCAGTACGTGGGGACAGGTAGCACAGGACGTTGAATCCCTGCTGACCTACACCACGGACCCCGGAGAAAATGCCTATTGGGATGTGCGTTCGGATATGTATAAATGGATGCGCCGGAACAATATCGAGACGGGGCGCACGGTGCCCACGAGCAGGGGCAACGCCCTGTACTGGTATAAGCAATCCTTACGCTATGGGGATTTGCGGGGTGCCGAGAAGTATCTAAGGCGGTATAAAGAACTGGGGGGGACGGAACGGAGCAAGCGGCAGTCCATCCGCATGGCTGACCCCAGGAGGACGGCCCCTGGCATGAGCCGGAAATACTTCAGCCAGTACAAAAGGCAGATGTCTCCGGCAGACAAAAAGAGGATGGAACAGGCCGTGACCTGGTACAAAAATGTGTACCGGGCAGGCGAGAAAAAGCGGTAATAAAAAGCGCCGTCTCCGGAAATGGGGGCGGCGGCTTTTATTTATTTCAAAGCTGCGTATCTAACTGTTTGCGACGATATGCCAAACGCCTTTCGAGGCGCGTAATCCTTGCCTCTTCGTTTTTTAGTTCCATTTTTTTTGCCATAATTTTTCTGTTTATTTTACCGACATCGACACAATCTGATAGTATCTCAGGGGCCTCGTCTATCACCCTACGCAGCAAGGACGATAGCCAAGCACGCTCAGCAAGCGCAGCCAAAGAGTTATCAAACGCGTGTGCCTCTTTTACCTTATAAACACGGCTCCCCTTGACCACGAGCAGACCCCACGCTGTCGGTAGTTCGGCCACATCTATGATTCCGCTTGGAAGCATCATGTACCGATATGTACCAACCCCCATTTCTGGGTTTATGCGAAAAAGTTTTTTCTTATCCGCGAAAAAATCAGCCCTTGAGGTTTTGCACTCTATTAAACACGATGTGGACGAGTTTAGGCCCAACGCGTCAGGTTCTTCCATTGAGATGCTTCGCAGTTCGCCAAGAGCAACCTTCCATCCGTTGTTGCCAAGCCATTTAACAGCCAGATTAACCAAATTGCTATGAGTAACTTCCGTCGCAGATTCCTCCTCCTTCTTTTTCTTTACTCCTTCGTTATTTTCGTTTTTTCCCATAATATCTCTCCTCTATCCCCACCCCGCTTGACTTCCGTCATGAATTGACAGAATATAAATATCTGTATAACAAACGGAGGTTTTTATGCAAAAGATCCCCAAGCGGGCAGAAAAGCAGATTACCATCCCCGGGTTTGAGATGAACCTGGCGGATCTCCCGCGTGAAACCCGGTTGCGTCACTGGCTGGCTGATCACTGTATCGGCCTGATCGACCTTTGCGGGGTTCTGGGTAATTGTCACAAGAGTTACCCCGGTAAGGTTCTGATCTCTTGCGTGGATAGGCTCCCTGACCACCAGAGGGAGGCACTGACGGCTTTTGGCATCCCGGACGACCTCTTACCCCAAAGGGTGGAAATAAAGCCCGTAGGGAGGCCGTCACAGCCTAATCCTCTGGCGCTCTGATTTTATACACCGGGTAAAAGACGGGCTCGTCGTATCTGGCCTGTGAAGTCCAGGGTGCCTTGGGTATGCTGTCGGGGTATGCGTTCTGTATGCGGCGCATATAATCACGGGCAACCCGTAGCCGTGCCTCTTCGACAGTGCGTGCCAGGATATCGACACGCTGCTCCAAGGCTGCGCCTGTGAGGTGGTGGACCGGATCGTGGGCCGGGATGCGCACGCCGTTAATCTTTGTGATCATCTTTAGCCTCGGGATTCGTCTCGTTTAGGAATCCATCCGAGAAAGGGGGAAAGGGAGCCCATGCCTCCATTTTGCGTAGAGCATCCATGTCGGCAAGAATCTCATTGGCTATTTTTGAGTCTTCGGGCAACATCCTGGGTTCCGTGGAAGGAGGAAGGGGCCTGTATGTGCGATAGTCCTCTAGTCTCGTCATGTTTTTTTCCTTTAAAGTTTAGTTTTATGGTTCTTTCGTTGTTTTTTGGTATTCGCGAAAAACAACCATTCCACTGTTCGTGTCCATGAATTCTATGCACTTTTCAATGGCAGTACGATCAATACCTCGTCTGAACTCTTTGAAAAACATATGCCTGCCCATACCTTTTGAAATATCTCCAAAGTCCCCGCCTTTTTCTTTGAGACTGTGAAGCGTCTGTGAATACGAGAGCCCGTCGATGTCTCTGCTCTCGGCAAATTCAATACAGAGATCTAACATCTTTTCTTTGAAATTAGCCAATTCGTGAGACGATGCATGTGGTCCAGCGTGGATGGCAACCAGCTTGTCGATTCTGGTATCACATGCATCGCAGATTGATTTTTGCCGAAACATCCACGGTGTTTTCTCCCCACAGATTACGCATCTGTAATTTCTTTCTGTGTCATTTGCCATTCTTCTTCCTCTCCTTTTCCTTTCGCCAAACCTGTCTGGGACCGACGGAGATGCGTTGCTTATAGCTTCCCGTATGAGTGCCGCTGCCTGTTCGAGTTTGGTTGCCGCTTTTCCGAGTTTTTCTAGCATTCCCATCTTTCTTTCTTCCCATAGCATTGTTCTATCCACCTCTTTTTGTCTGTTCCTACCTGCCCCCGGATGATCTTCTCCCTGGTTGCTTCGTCCAGGCCGTCGAACCATTCTTCGGCCTCCATTTCCCTGATCTGTTTTTCCATCTTAGCCCTGTGCTCTTTTCGCTTTTTCAGGACCTGAAGATATTTTTCCCGGGCTGTCAGGAAACCGTCCGGTCTGAATACTCCCTTGCGAAAAGATGAATACAGCCAGGAAAGGGGTTTTGCTTTTTCGTCCATCACCTCTTTTTTCCCGGCCCATGCCTCCAGGTATTCCAGTTCCTCTAGCATGTCGTCGGTGGGGATATTCTCCTGGATGCGTTCTTCGTATACCTGCCTGATCTGTTTTTCCCCAAAACCGTATTTGACCAGGTTTGGATATTCCTCTCGCGCGCGCGCGCGAAAGAGTAGATAGATTCTATCTATCTTTCTTTTATAATGATGGGGGGTCTGGTATGGGTCTGGTCCCAATGGGGGGGTCTGGTATAGGTCTGGTATGGGTCTGGTATGGGTCTGGTCCGGGTCGGGTCTGGTATAGGTCTTGTCCGGTGCCAGCCATGCGAGAATCGACGGTTTTACCCAGGTGATTCTCAACCCTTGTGCGGTTCCGTTTCGGATGGTTTTTCTTCCAAAGTATCCCGTGTCTCCCATGGTTCTGATATATTTTTTTACCGTGTTTATAGATAGTTCCAGTTCTTCAGCCAATGATTTTGTTGATACGGTGTGTTCCGGTTGCTCGTAGAGAAACCGGATGCAAAGCTCTAAGAACCGGCGCTTGTTGACGCCTATAGCATCGACCTCTTCTTTGTTTATTGCTAGGGGGTCTGGTATGGGTATGGTATAGGTCTGGTCCGGGTCGGGTATAGGTCTGGTCTGGTCCGGGTCTGGTATAGGTCTGGTCTGGTCTGGTCCGGGTCTGGTATGGGTCGGGTATAGGTCGGGTATGGGTCTGGTCCCTCCCGGCAACCCTTGCAGGACGTGGGCTCCCGCGTTTTTTTTAAGGGGGGTCTGGTCCGTAGGGGTCTGGTATAGGTCGGGTATGGGTCTGGTATGGGTCGGGTATGGGTCTGGTCCCTCTGTTTTTGACTCCATTTTACGGACAATTTCAGCGGCATTTTCAGACGATTTGCCTGCGGATGCATCAATCTCTTTTCCCAGTAGTTTTAGCAGACCTGACATTGCTTACTCCGTGCTTGTAAGTGCCAAGACTTCTTTTGCCAGTGCTCGGAACCTCTGCGATCCCTTTCCTGCGCCATTATATCTGAGGATAGATTTCTTAACCGCTTCGGCCTGCTGCATTGCTGTGTTTTGGGGGATAACTGTTTTGAATATTTTATCTTCTCCGTACCTGGACGACAGATGGTCCTGAACTGCCCGGGCAATGGATGTTCGCATGTCAACCCGGTTCATAAGAATACGCAAGAAACGCAGATTTGTGTTGGCGTTCTGTCGGATTTCTTCAATGGTCTGGATGGCCCTGGATAGGCCCTTGACTGAACGAAGGGACCCTCCTTCTACGGGGACGATGACAAAATCGGCCACGATGAGGGCCATGGTGACATAGATGCCCATGTTGGGCGGGGTGTCTAAGATGGTGTAGTCGTAGTTTTTTGTGGCGTATTCGCGGAACCCGTCCCTGAGCATATACAGGCTCTTGGGGCTGGCGGCATACAGATCTGATTCCAGCCAGGCACTCTCGGCATGGTTGGGGAATATGGATACACCGCGTTCGCCGGTTGGGTGGATGTATGTAGCAAACTCATCCGGGCCTGGATGATCACCTGCAAGCCGTTTTTTTAGATATCCACAGAGGGTGCGATCTATCTCGACACCTGTCAGACCTGCGTTGTCCGTGGCGTCACATTGTGCGTCCATGTCACCAAGCAAAATCTGCCGGGTGTTGGAGCCCAGGGCGGCGGCAAGATTCACGGCAACCGTGGACTTGCCGACACCGCCCTTGTTGTTGATAATTGCGATTATTGTACCCATGGTATACTCCTTCGTATGTGTTTCTATACCGATACCCATACGAAGTCATTAATAGCAAGGGTTTTTTGTTTACGTTGTACGAACGGTGTTTATATACTTTGTTGGTTGCGCCCCTGTCCCAGGGAATGGCGGAGGGATCTTCTAATGGTCCGCCACATGTCGCAAACGTATTCGGCCTGGTGGATGGCATCGTCCAGAGCATTATGGGGGGTTCCTTTGAAGGGGTAGTCCTTCCTGTCAATCATCCCCTCCACCAGGGCGCAGATGGTACGCACGTCTCTGGTGTCGTGATATTTCCAGGGGATGTACTGTTCGATTTCGTATTGCGTGTACGCATGTTCCAGTATGGGAAGGTCAAAGTTTGCCCCGTTGGACCAGACCATGGACCCTGTTGGAAACCAGTCGCTAAGCCACATGAGAGCCTGTTTGAGACCTGGCGACGATCCTGAATCCATAATGCCCTTAATGGCCTCCCGGTCCTGTTTGAGCCACCATTGCAGTGTGGACGCACTCACGGACCTGCCTTTCATGGCCGACTTCCAATTGATCAGCGTATAAAAGTTAAGCTTGTATATCTTGCCCTCGTCGGGGTCGAACTGGCAGGCACCAATGCTGATAAATGCGGCGTCGGGATCTGTGGACAGGGTTTCTAGGTCGATCATTACGTGTTTCATGGTTTATTCCTCTGCTTCAAATAGTGGCAGATCGTCCGCTACTTCTAGGTATAATGAGTTAAAGTCCGTGGTATCATTGTCGAAGGTACGGTATAGAGAGACAAGGACGTTGTTGAGGTCTGAAAGAGGTGTTTCGATGTCCTGGAGAAACTCTTCTGGCAGAGCGGACCTGTGATCTTCCAGGACGGCTACAGTGTTTTTGTAGTACCTGCCTGCCAGTCTTCGCAGGTCATTCATGTTTACTTTTAATATTTTTGAATCCGTACCCATGCCGCATTACTCCTTTTTGTTGTGCTCTATCCTTTCCATCCCAAAGACTACCCATCCGGGTTGCTGGTTGTAGTTGGTAACGTAAGTAATTCTTCGTATCTCCTTGCGAAATGTAGATAAACCTGACGGCAGGCATTCATTAAGGATTACAGTATCTCCCGCCTGGAACTCTCGATTATCGTTTGACATGATCTCAAAGTTTTTACGGCCATCTGCTATCGCTCGGAATAATGATGGGTATATTTTTAACTCATGCTGCATGGCTTCTCCTCTTCACGATCCTGCATACTGCCCTCTGGGCCGGTAGTTCATTGTTGATAGCCCGGATAACATCGTCCCCTGCCAGTGCCGATTTCTCCTGGTACGGGTTTGTCCAGTCCGGGTCCTGCTTCTGGTATAGGGAACTTATGGAGGCATCCAGAAGCCGCCATTGGTTGCGGTGCTTTTTATGCTCTCTGGGGATCTGGAAATAGACGGTGTTTACAACATCCATGACCATGGCCAGGTATGCTGTGAAATCAAAACTTTCTTCGGGCCAGTGCATGTCTATGGCCCTGCGAATACGCAGCCTGGTTTTGGCGTAGGCATTTCTCCGGCTTTCGCCCATTATTTCCAGAGTATGCACACCTACGGTCTGGTCCAGGATCTCCGGGATTCTGGCCTCGATCCTGTCCAGGGACCGGGCGGTTTTTTGGTCATGGGGGATGCCTTCGGTTATGCGGTAGTTGGCGCACATGGAGGCCACCAGGTCCAGGGCTGCGACCTTGCGCCGTTTTTCCTGGGAAAATGATGCGCTCATGATTGTATCCTCGATGGTTCTCCCATGTGCTGTTCCAGGGGACAAAATATGGGGTCCCACGGCCCATCACATCCTGGGGGGGTTTCGAGGCTATTCCATGAGGGCTCGTCATAGTATGACGAGGCGGAGGTTTGCGGTATTATTCCGGGAATCCGTTTGTCGGAGGTTTTGAACGAATCTTCCAGGACCTTATACACCCACTCTTCATCGAACGGTCCCGGAGATCCTTTGCCTCCCCAGACTGCGCGGACGATAGTGACGACTTTGAGACGCTGGCGCTTTTTTTTGTACTGGAGTGAGTACACTGCTTCGGACCGGAAGCGTAAGACACGGGGTTTTAAAAACACTCCCTGGGTGTTTTTCATTCTCCCGTCTTTATAGACGAGATACCGGCCATAATAGAAGGGTCTCGTTTCGTCTTCTTTGCTCACAGCTATCGCCTCGATTGTTCAGGGTTGGAATGCGTGTACTCAGGCCATGAGATGTTGCATTCAGGTGGATTTTTCTGACAGAGGGCCGCAATACAAAGCATCATGACTACCCCCAGGAAACCGCCAAGCATTATGCCCATGATGAATCCTATAGTTGATGGTGACATACACGACCTCCTGATCCCATTCCTCGTCTCCTTCTGGTTGAAATTTCCCCGCACGTATCCACGTTTCCCCATGGCGGCTGCCTAGACAGCCGCCAAAAGGAAACTCAGGAGGGTGCAGGCACACGACTGGCCTGGCCCGATACCTATTACCAGGGGCTACTGGCGACTACGGAGTGGGTGGGGCCACGCCAATGGCCCTGCCTTCCGCTGCGTTTTCGCCCAGGGTCTCTCGGAGCCGGAGCGGGTAAAACACCAAAAAAAATGTACTACGATATTCTCTATCCATTCCGGGGGATGCGTGCGTAAGGGGGCGTGCCCCTTCGGTCCAGACTGTCCCTGCGGTTAGACAAACGGATAATAGGTAATTATTACCGTTTCCGTCAAGAGAAAAGGTAAAGATTACCTATTTATATTTTAGCAAATAGAGGGGCGTAGGGGGTAAAACCCTACCATGATTAGCGTTTTAATGATGGGGAGGGTGCGCGTCTTGCGATGGATGGGCAAAGGGTCTATACCTATCTTTATGTATGGCATCCTAAACATAAAGGTGTGATTATGTTGATATCAGAGATTTTCAGTATTTCTGCGGGGTTGGATCGGTTGGGGGACCTAAGCGAAGATAAAGACGCAGGGTATCTTTGCCACGTCCTTGCGATGCGTCTCAAGGACGTGGCCGGCAAACTGTCGGACGAGGCGGACCGACGGTCTTTTGCTGCGGGGGCGGTTACTGCTGGGGATGCTGGTTGCTGCCGTGAGAGACTTCGGAAGCCAGACGCATTGTAGCTTCCCAGACTACGTGCGACGGATCTTCCATGACCGCCCGCGCCAATCCAAGACAATCATTTAGAGTCAGGCGCAAAGGGCGTCCTGTGGGCGATGATCTGTTGACCAAAAACCGATAGCGCCGGTTGGCATCTGCTAGATTCGGCCATGCTGTCTGTGCAACCTGTTGCATGGATATTTCCTTCTGCACTCTCAATTCTTCTATCGGTTCGATAAAAATACTCTCGATCCTATATTTTTCCATGCGACCTCCTCGTGTTATCGGGTACATATAAACTCTACCCTTTACCGTGTGCGGGTGTTTATGCGTACCCGGTAATTTCACCCATTGCATGCCCGGTAAATATTACCTATGATTGAGGGCATGAAAGTCAATGACGATATTTTTTCGGCGCTCCTGGATATTTACGGCACTCACTCTGCCGTGGCCCAGGAGTTGGGTGTAGGGGCGAGGTATTACCGTGGTATCCGTAATGGGACCTTTGCCATTACGACACGGATGTCCGCGCAGATGGCAATGCTTCTTCGGCTGGCCCAGGGCCGGAAGACGGGCACTGCTGATGGGGTTGAACAATCTATAACACGGAGCGGAATATAATGGAAGTGATAAATCAGAGAATATTTACCGAGTGGTGTCCTCCTATCCCCCTGCAGCGCATCGAAGAGGCTGGGCGGACATCGTATGCGTCTCATGACAAAGCGTGCCCCGGATCTGAACAGAAATTTGTGCGTGGGCGGGTGGTTGCCCAGCATTATTCCATCCTGGAGCATGTGACGCTATCGCTGCGGATGGTAACCAATATCGGGGTCTCCAGGGAGATATGTCGGCATCGGCATGCCTCTATCACAGAGCAGTCAACCAGGTATTGCGATTTCGGCAAGCAGGGTGTTCGGTTTATCCGTCCAGTGTGGTGGGATGAATGGTCTAAAGGTGAGCAGCGGGCTTGGACATGGCATATGACCGAATCAGAAAAGATGTACAAAAAAATGCGCGAAATGGGTTCTGCTCCTGAACGGGCCAGGGAATTTTTACCCCTGGCTACGGCTACAGAGCTAGTGCTTACTGCCAATCTGCGTGAATGGCGTCATATCTTTGCTCTGCGTGCCCTGGGTACCACGGGTCGGCCCCATCCCCAGATGCGGGCGCTGATGCTTGACGGGCTAAAGCTGGCGTCAACGCTTGTGGATGTCGTTTTTGATGACCTGGTACGCGAGGCGGTGATGCTGGGATTGGTGGATGCTGGGGAACCAGAGGCGGTGACCGATGCCGATGTCTCAGCCGACTAATAACCAACCGGCCGGTCAGGGAGGCATGCCGCCCAACAATCCCGACGCAGAGATCGGGCTGCTGGGCGCAGTGTTTAGAGATAACGGGGTGCTGGATGACGTGCGTGTCAGCCCCAGTGATTTTTACCGGCCTGAACACGGGACTGTCTGGCACGCAATGCTGGAGCTGTCCGGGGCGGGCAGGCCCATTGACCTGGTTACAGTCCTGGACCAGCTGGCGCGGATGGGTACGCCCATTGATGCGACGTATCTATGCCAGCTGGCAGAATCCTGCCCTATTGCGTCCAGGGCTGGCGATTACGGTGCCATGGTCTCTGAGTGCAGCACCAGGCGTAGGTTGATCGCCAAAGCCCAGGAAATGGGCACTGCCGCCAGGAATATGACCCAGCCTTTAGATGTGTCGGTAAAGCTGGCACAGGAGGCGGCGGACGAGTCTCTGGACCCACGTCTGGACGAAGGGGGGCAGAGGCCGGAACAGATATGCGCACGGTTTGACAGTTATCTGGACCGGATACAGGAGCAGGGCGGCGGGGGTATTGCTACTCAGTTCAGGAAGTTGGATCTGCTCACGGGCGGGCTGTTTCCCGGGGAGGTTAATATTCTGGCTGCTCGTCCTGGTTGCGGGAAAACGGCTATCGCGCTCAATCTGGGAATGTATGCTCTGGTTACGGGCAACCCCACGGGGATGATCTCTCTGGAGATGCCCGGATATCAGTTGATGGCTCGGCTATCTGCTGCGTCGTGCAGTGTTGATGCTCAGCGGTTCAGGACTGGTAAATTTGTGGGCGATGAGTTGGCGCGGATTAAGGCGTTTAATGCAAAAATGGAGAAGCTGCCGTTTAGGATGTATGACCAGCCCAGTATCACGCCGACGGGTATCAGGTCTCAGGCGCGGCGCTGGAAACGGGAGATTGGTCTTAAGTTCTTGATCATCGACTATTTGCAGCTGATCCGGCCCGACGCCCGGGGCTGGAGCCGCGAGCAGGAGGTGGCTGAAGCATCTCGGACGATTAAAGAGCTGGCCCTGGAGCTGGACGTGCCCGTGCTGCTGCTGGCGCAGCTAAGACGGGATGCGGAGAAGACAAAAAAGCCCATGCTCTCACAGTTGCGTGAGTCGGGGGCAGTGGAACAGGATGCCGACATCGTACTTTTTTTGAGCGGCATGCAGGCAGCGGAGGCGCGGGATGTGGTTGATGTGGATTTGGACGTGGCTAAAGGACGGAGTAATGCCTGCGGTACGGTTCCATTGCAGTTTTTGAGGCGGTTTTTGCGGTTTGAGAATATACCAGACGGTGGGTTTAGCTAATGTCAAAGCCATGCGATAGTTACGACCGGCTCCCGTGCCGGGACGATGGATACCGGTGGTGTCTGGGTCCTGTTGCATGGGAGCATCGGAGTTTTAAGACGGGCGAGAGAGAACGTCTGGAGTTGTCCCAAATGGATACCTGCCCGTGGGCAAAGCGGGTGCATGCCTGGCTGGAAAATGCCGGGCGGCTCAAGCGGGGCGGGGATGTAATGAGAATGAGGTAAACAGATGGTTGTCATCGGAATAAGCGGGAAGATTGGGACGGGGAAAACCTGCCTGGCGCGGCGGATCTATCAGAGATTAGGTCCGTTATCGTGCGCGCTCGTGTCTTTTGGCGCTCTGCTAAAAGCAGATGCAGCGGAAGAGTTTGGCTTCCCTGTGGAGCTATGCTATTCTCGGTCGGGAAAAGCCATGATCATCGAGCACCATGCGCTGCCACGCCGAGGGATGAGCGTGCGCGAGGTGCTGCAATGGTATGGTACTGACTATATGCGCAAGCAAGACCCTGGACACTGGGTAAAGGGTATGCGGAGGTGTCTTGACGCATGCGGATGTCTGTATAACCATCCTGTGAATGTAGTGATCGACGACCTACGTTTCCCTGATGAGGCGGAGATGATAAAGAGTATGTCCGGGCTGCTGGTACGCCTGGACCCGTGGCCGGGCTGGGAACCTGGGCCGGATGCTGGGCATGAGAGCGAGACAGCCCTGGATGATTACGCTGGGTTTGATTTACGACCGGAGCGGCGGTTGGATGATCTGGATATGATAGCTGATCATGTTGTGCAGTGTGTGCGGGAGCGTGCGCGGGCGGAGTTGCTGGACCCGTGAAATATGTGCGGTCATTGCAAATTAAAATCCCCGTCCTGGTAATATGCCAGGGCGGGGATTCTTTGGTTGTGGATGGATTACATGTTTAGCTCAGGGCGACCAGCGAGGCCGCAATAGCCCAGCCGTCCTCCCCTGGCTCCCTCGCCGTCTCCGCCACACTCTGGACATGCCTCGCAGTCTACAAATCCAGTCCCGTGGCACCCTTCGCACGGCTGGCGGAGGTATGCGGGGCGATCAATCAAGCGCTCGGGGTTCCCGTCCATGCCGGAGATTAGGGCCTTTTCTGTGGCCCAGCGCCAGGCCATGCAGGCTGCTCCTGCGCACATCTGTCCGCTGTTACCTAGGGGGCATATGTGTTCCTTTGCGTCGGTCTCTGTCATGATCATAGCTATATCTCCTCGGGCAGGGTTGTTAGTAGGTCGGAAATCGCATTGCCCAGGGCGGTTTCCATGGCTTTGATTAGCCGTTTTTGCTTTTCTTCATACTGTTTGCCCAGCGGGTATCCGGTGACGTTCTGGTCTGGGCGGATCTCTTGGAGACGCTCGGCGACATGGTCGGCGGTTTCGCATACCTCGGCGGTATAGATGCCTTCCTCTCCCTGCCAGTTTGTCTCGTAGTTGATCGCCAGGACGTAATAGTCTCCTGATTCGGAAGACGTTTGGTACAGGTCCAGGTCGTACCAGCGTGAAGAACAGGGGCCTTCGGTGCGCTTGCTGGTGGAGCTGGCAATATGGTCACCAGTGAAGCGCATGGGGCGTGCGCCGATGCAGGGTAAGGTGTACTGTTTCATTTGGTAGCTCCTGCTTTTTGAGGTTACGGCCAGTTTAGCGCCATGACCGGGGCGGGGGTGCTATATTTGCGACTCTAAAGACATCCCGTATCTTTCACCTATCATTTTCATTAAATTTATCAGCGCAGTCCCACGGGTTTCGCCGGTCGTGTTCCACCCGTTCCAGCGGCCTTCGCCGATTATTTGGGCTAAATAATGAGACTGCAAATGAGGATTTATCAACGTGAATATCGATTCATCCTCGCTTGGAATATGTGCAGGTATATACTCGACTTCCACTTCGCCAAAAATGCTATCTATAATTATTGTTTTTTCAAAATCTTCCATGATATCTCCTGGGGTTAAGGGTTTTTGGTTATCGGCCAGTTTTGCGCCGTGGCCGGGGGCTGGGTCCTAACGATCACGGAACAGGTATTCATTAGGCCCGGACAACCACACCCGTACCTGGCTGTCTGGCCATCCAACAAGTTCTCTGATTTCGTTGGTTCGCTCCATGGGGTATCCAATGTTGTCATAGGGGATGCCGTCCACAACTAGGCGGCTAACTATTTCAATAATTCCACCTTCCATCACTAAATATCCTCTCATTTTGCCTTCCTTAGTTTGATGTGCCGTTACAAGTCATCATGTTTTCAACGCGTCGTACATGGGCCTCATATTCTGCGTCCAGCTTCACCCCTGCCTTCCGTGCGGCAACCTTTGCCTGCCATGCTGGGTGAGATTCAATACGTGCCTTGGCATCCATGATACGTTCGTAATTTTCGTCTGCAATCCCGATCTTTCCAAGTGCGTGCTTGATGACGGGGTGGTTGTTACTGCGGATTGTACCGGCAATCCCAGCCTCGTTGCCGTCAATTACCGGGGTAAAGCCAATTCCGAGGCTCCCGCCAACTTCCTCCCATTCGCCGTTTTCAAAATAATCTCTTTCTGCGCGAGAGAGGCGGATGATAACCGACAGGCTGATACCGGACTTGGATGACCAGGATATTGTCTCTTCTGCCAGGGTTACGATTCTGTGCTTTGCCATTTTATCTCCTTTGGTGTTGGTGGTTGGTGACAAAAAAACACCGCTCTCGGGACCCCGATGGCGGTGTACGTTTTTTATCATCTGCTACCCTCCTGACCTCTCCCAGCTACTCGGTGAGCTGGCAACCTCGCACCCATTGTGCTTGATTTAAAAATACGCACAAATTAGGTAATGTCAACCCCTTTTTGAAATTATTTTCAATGACGTGCAATACGCCCGGAATGTAGGCAGGTAAAGGGTTTCGTCATGATACCACGTTCTCCTTGCAAAAAAAAAAGATAGGTAATATGTACCGTTTTATTGACGACAACATATGATAGGAGGCGTGAGAGTGATTACACTAGCAATTAGCAGGGACGACATGATCTTGGATCGACCGGCAGACCTGCGGGCGTTGGTTTGGATGGCAGCCAAGGCAGAGTCCCAGGGTGGTCGTGAGATACAGCTGCCGATGCGGGGGCTGGCCAAGGAAATGGAGATCGGCACGGGCGCGGCACAGTCGATCCTCCGGCGACTCAACCGCGAAGGGTACATTGACATAAACTCAGGCAGAGGACGGACGCCCAGCGTCGTGACGGTCAGGACGACAAAGCCGATGGAGGCGGGGAGGAGATGGAGATGATCAGACAATCGTTGTCCAAGCTCCTGGGTGAGCCTGCGGTGCTGCAAGTGTACGTTTGGCTACTCTGTGATGCTGGAGCCGATGGCGTGGCGCATGCGGTTTCCAGGCCGCGCATTGCTGCAGTTTGCGGTACTCCTCTACGGCAAGTCAGGACGGCTATTGAGTCTCTGTCTCAGCGGGGGTTTATCATCGTATCAGGCAATCCTCGCAAGCCCCAGACAATACAGGTTTTGCCCACAGGACGCCCACCAGACGCCCAGAGTTCTCCAACAATAGCAAGTAATTATGCACAACCTCTGCCCACCAGACGCCCACCGACCGCCCAGGCTGCATTATCCGGCGCTCCTCTCTGCCCACTGGACGCCCAGGGTTATCCTATTAAAACAAAGGAATACGCTGAATCCCTGCCCACTGGGCGCTCAGACCCAATATATATAAATACTAATACTAAGAAGAAGAGATATATTGGGTCAGATTTTTGGGTGCTGTCTGAGGCCTATATCGCTGACAGCAAAAAACGGATGCCGTCGGCCACAAAATCGCTCGGAGAGAGTGCCATCCTTGCCGGTGCGGAGGCTCTGGACCAGCTGACCCGGTTGGATGGCTATGATTTGGAAGCCGAAATCAAGCCAACGCTCAGATGGGCGCGGAAAAATTCGTTTTGGGCGCGAAATCTCCTCAGTCTCGGGAGCCTGCGCAAAAAAGGACCAGGCGGACTGATGAAATACGAGCAGATCCGGGCATCTATGGAGCAGGAGACCCAGACAACGGAACATCCAGGTGCAAAAGAGATGATCCCTGAAAGTCAGGGGTGCTCATTGGATGAATGGACGAAAAAAACGGGAGGCACCAACTCTTTGGCCTTCTGACTCCTGGGCACAGTAAAAACGGGAGGGGGCGGGAGGATGTGCGGGGTTGTTGGAATTATCCGTGGTGAGGAGAGGAAGTTTACAGGGATTGGAGGGATTGGGGCGTGAGGGATTGGCCGGATCTGGGCAGGGGCTCGGGTCCGGTTTTTTGCGTCCAGGGTGCTATCAATCTCCTGGGGCCGGGAAATTGATCGGGAGGGGTTCAAAAGGTACAGTATTTGGACGGGCACTCTTGGTGCCGTGGTTGTGCCGTCCAAAAAGCCCTTGCGTGGTTTTGGTCGCTATGGTAAAAAACGCCTAGAGATTTTGAACCATATCTAAGGAGGACAGATGAAAGGACAAATCGTGGGATATGTCAGGGTGTCCAGTGTGGACCAGAAGACGGATCGCCAGTTGGACGGCATCGAGGCCGACAGGATTTACGAGGACAAGGCGTCGGGAAAATCGACGAACCGGCCACAGCTCAAGGCGTGTCTGGAATACCTCAGGTCTGGTGATAAGCTGGTGGTCTGGTCCATCGACAGGGCGGCAAGGTCGCTCCAGGATCTCCAAAATATCGTCAACGACCTGGTGGCCCGGGGTGTGACCGTGGAATTTATCAAGGAACGGCTGACATTCTCCCCGGATTCCGAGGCCGCGCCCATGGATCGCCTGCTGTTTCACATCCTGGGCGCGTTCGCAGAGTTCGAGCGGATGACAATCAGGGAACGACAGCGCGAAGGAATTGACGCGGCCATCCGGCGTGGAAAGAAGTTTGGTAGGCCAGTGGCTCTGACGGATGATCAGCGGGCCGAGATCAAGGTTTTGCTCCAGGCCGGGAAATCCGCTGCGGCCATTGGCAGAGATTTTGGGGTGAGCAGGCAAACGGTGACGAGATCGGCCAAAGGATGAAGAATCGGGCGCGGGGCTGGGGCTGATGGATCAAAGCCCCCCCCGGCCCCCACCCCCCCCCACCCCCTTTTTTTGGATCGGTCGAGGTCCCTTTTATATATCCCTATTCGCTGTCACAAATCAGTCATTTTTTCTGGGATCAAAGGCCGATTCCGCTAGATTCCAAAAAAATATATTTTTTAAAATTCCACAAAACCAAGATATTTAGACAGGTTGTGAATATTTATTCCTGTTTCTGCCAGAAAACAGGTTCCGTACTCGTTGCAAGGGGTAAAGATTACCGATACAATCACTCGCATAGGTAGAGGCGACGTATCTAAAGCAGCAACGGGGCAGGCAATTGTGGCAAAGAAGAAAACGGTAAACACACTTTTCTCGGATTTTCTTACCTCCGTTCAGTCTGAGGTGAATATCCTCGCTGAAGCACCGGGCGGGGTGGGTGACTGGGCACTTCAGGAAAAGATCCAGTTGGACAGGGGCACGTTCTCGTTCAAAAAGCATGAGTTCATGGAACTGCCCTATTCCGACGTCCATCCCTTTCAGGTGGAAAAAAAGGCTGCCCAGCTGGGCAACACCACCCGCGCATTCCTCCGCATGTTCTATTGCGGGTTGTTCATGCCCTTTGTGGGGCTCATGTATCTCTTTCCTTCCAAGACGGGCTCAGGCGATTTCTCGCGCTCCCGTGTTGCGCCGTTCATCGAAGCAAATCCCGACAGCATTGGTAAATTTATCCAGGATACGGATTCCGTAGGTCTGAAGCGTATCCGTGGGAAAAACTTTATTTTCCGGGGTACGAAATCAACGGAGGGTCTGCGCTCTGATCCCGTGGATTTCATCATGTACGATGAGTTCGATTTATTTCCCAAAGGCATTGAAGCTGTGGCTCGGGAGCGCATGGGGCATTCTGAGTACAAGTGGGAGCATTATCTTAGCAACCCTACCATCCCCGATTTTGGTATCGACAAGCTGTTTCAGCAGACAGACCAGCGTCACTGGCTTCTGCGCTGTCCCAAGTGCGGCAAGTTTACCTGTCTGGAAGACTCGGTGACTGATGATGATATCGGGTGTATCGCTGAGTATTCTGACGGGCGGGTTGAACTGCTGTGCTCCCATTGCCGGGATAGTGCCCTTAATCCTGCTGACGGTGTATGGGTGGCCAAGAAGCCCTCGGTCACTGAGTACCGGGGGTATCAGTATTCCCAGCTTTTCTCGCAGTATGTCACTCCTGGTGAAATCTTGCACGCCTTTCGGACATCTACCAACCGCGCGGCTGTCTGGAATTACAAGCTGGGTCTGGCGTACATTGAGGCTGAAAACCGGCTGTCCATGGAAGAAATCCTCAAACTCTGCGGGACTGCCGGGAACGCATCCACGGATAGCGGCCCCTGCTACATGGGCGTGGACCAGGGAAAGGGGCTGCATGTGACCATTGGCAAGCTGCACCCGGACCGCCTGGTCCACATCGGTGAATACCAAAACTGGGACGACCTGGACCGGCTCGTTGATAATTTCGGTGTTTTGCGCTGCGTCTGCGATGCCATGCCTGAACGCCGTAATGCCCGGGCCTTTGCCGACCGGCACCCGGGCAAGGTGTATGTGAATTATTATAACGAGCATGCCCTGGACGGTGCGGCATGGAATGAGGCCAAGGGGCAGGTCTCGTCCAACAGAACCGAGTCTTTGGATGCCTCGCATCAGCTGATAGCCGATGCTCTGGTAGGGTTGCCCCGCGAAGGCGACGCAGTGCGCGATTTTGCCCTGCACTGCCACAACGTAGCTAAGAAGCTGGAAGAGAAAGAGGATGGGAGTAAGCGGTATACCTATGTCAAACTAGGCCCGGATCATTACCGGCACTCATGGAACTACGCAGTGCTGGCAAGGGCGGCAATGATCGGATCGTGTTTTGGTGAAAGTGATCTTTCGTAAAGGAGGTTTGGTGTGAGTGATTATAGAGCTAGGTTGCATGTTGAATTTTCAGAGTTGCATATGCGTATAGAATCATTGAAAAAGTTTATGCTGTCAGAAAAGTACAGCCGTCTCGAAGAGGTAGATCGGCAAGATCTCCGGATGCAATGCAAGGCTATGGGCGAATATTTTGAGATTCTAAGTCGTCGAGTGTCGCGTCTTTGCAAATAGCCGTTGAGGGGTGGAAAATGCCATCAGCAAAAAAGTCTCAACGACGGTACGGTATGATTGATCATGACTGTCGCAGAAATTCCAGGCAGTTTAAGCGGCGTAGATCTAGAGCTGAGGGTGAAGAACTGGCTGCGGCCCGGGTGGCTGAGTATAAGAAAAAGGGGTGGATATGATCAAGCCTGTATTTAACTCGGGGACTGACGAGCCCCGGTTCAGCGACGGGAAAAATGTGTACTCACGCATTGTCGCCGGTGTTGGTTGGCCGAGTCATGGTGGGCCAGGGTGCTTTTGTGTTCTGGGTGAGGCTGCGGGAAAGCATCGGGTCTTTGATAAGCCTGTTGTCCGGGTTCTGGACGAGGGTCTTGATGTTCTGGGTGAACCGCTCATGGACTGCCCCACGGTATTTAAGGCCATGGCCCATGCCCTGGAAATGGATATGGCCCTGCGCTGGTTTGCCATGCCCGGGTATTCCGTTTCTGATCTGTCGAAATTCAACAGGTCGCGTCTTTTGTCGCGTCAGCACCGCATTGCTGTTTCACCCCCTCCGCAATTGGAGGAACGTGGATTTGCCGGATACCTGTCCATGATCCGTGCCCGGGTTGCCGGGACCAAGACCCTTTTTTTTGGTGATCACAGGATAATCCCCTCGGCCCTGTCGGGTCTGCCTGCGGACATTGATGACATTGGAGCTGATCGCAGCCCGGCCATTACGGCTTTGGCGTGTGCGTTGGCTGGGATGGATCTTACTTCTACGTCAACAACCCGGGGTGTACATCGGACGAGTCGCGGGGCTGACGCTCACTCGGGGTACTAAGATTATGAAAATTGATGATGTAAAACTTTTGGAGCTTTTAAAGTCCGGTGTTTCCCAGAAAGAGTGCGCGGATACCTTCGGAGTCGGTGAGTCCACCATCTCCCGGCATAAGCAAAAGATTGAATCCCAACTAAATAAGTCGTTGGCTCTTGAACGTACCGATGTGCTTATTCGCCACGCCGTGGAAATCTCCGAAGTGGCCGATCTTGGTGTCCTGGTGGCCCAGGCTAGGCGGACCATGGATCTTGTGGAACTGGTTATCCACGGCGAGGATAAAGAGGCGTATGAGGCCAAATCCAAGTTGAACCGGCTTACGGGCGGTGGTGCAAACCTTATCGGGGTCTATACCACCATGCTGGGCGAATTGCGCAAGCAGTTGGAATTTTATTTCCAGATGCGTGAACGGTATTTGAGTATGAAAAAGATTGAAGACTTCCAGTTGGTCGTGCTGCAAGTGATTAAGGAATGCGACTCCGAGGCCGGGCGTAAGATCATGGCCAGATTGGCTGAGGTGAACGCGACGCATTCAGCGGTGTCGCTGGGGTGTGAGTGATGGCTACGCCCATAGAGAGTGTAATGCCGCATAAGATATCCGAGGTTGTGTGCCTGAAATGTCTGAGTCGGTGGATATGCGCACGTCCTGATGTGGTCTTACTTAAAAATATTAAATGTCCGCACTGCGATACGGTCGGATTGGTTATTGAGACAGGCCAATCTCTAACCGGTGATTGGGGAGACGAATAATGCCTAACCCACGAACCCCTACGGCAACCATCTCCTGTGCATTGCGTACCCTGGCTATGGAGATCAAGTCTCCCGACGATGTTCCCGCCATGTGTCTGCGCGAGGCGGCGGAACGTCTTGACGACCTAGAGACAACCCTTGGGCTGATCCGTATGGCAACTGGGTTGCACGATGTTTCTGACCAGGATCTTCCGGACCAGGTGGGCGCTATGTGCAGGCGTATCAGCTGGCTTATGCGAAAACCTTCTAACAAACATGAGGAGAATGTCGTGTCAGAAATGAAAAACTATGTTGGTGTGAAGAGTGTTCAGGCAAGGCCTATGACCCGGGGTGAGTATAACAGATATCGAGGGTGGGCAATCCCTGTAAACGAAAATCCGGGCGACTTGGGTTTTCTGATCGTGCATTTGTCGGGGTTACGTCATTGGCTCCCTAAAGAAGAGTTTAGGTCTCAGTTTTTCTGTATAGGCGACGATCCGACATCTATTACTCTCCCCGTGTTGATGGATTTTCGTGGCAAGGTTTCAACTTTTCGCATTGGCGAAAAAACAACATTTGTTAAGGCGGAGATGCTTTCCGGTTTTATGCAATACGAGACAAGCTCATGCGTTGATTCTGCGAACTACGACGAAGAGATTGGTGAGGATATCTGCATTGAGAAGATTAACGACAGCTTGTGGGGACATTTAGGCTTTGTGCTTCAGTGGGCTCGTAATGGCCTGACTCATGAGCCCGAGGAGAAATAGCCGTCTATGACCGGAGATATTCCCACCCCTATCCCCTTTGTTATCCGTGGCCTGCGTGACATCTCCTGTTTTTTGCATCGCTCAAAAAACGAGGCCGCCCGGCTGATCCGGGAAGAGGGGTTGCCCGTGTCCATGGAGAACAACGCCTATATCTCCACCTCCCGGCTGCTCCTGGAGTGGCAGGAAGACAGGTGTGTGACGTCAGGCGTTGCATCCGACCATTCCGGGTGATACAGGTGAGGGAAAAAGGAGGTCTCGTATGATTCACATGCTCAGGCTGATTATCGTGGACATCCCCATGCTCATGCTGGTGTTGTGGATTCCCGCCATTGTCATTGTCTCGTTTCTCCCGGAACCCTATGCCGGGGTTCTCCGTCAGGCGGTCTCCTGGTATACCGCCTGGTCCCTCCCCGCTTTTTTCATCATCCGTCCCATCTGGGATTGGTTTGACGGCGAACGGCCCCCTGTTCTCCGGTAAAATCTACCCCCTACCACCCCCTCCCAAGCTCCGCACTCGCGGGGCTTTTTTTGTGCCCTGGATAAAAAAAGGACAAAAAAAGACAAAACAAGGCATTGACGCCGCTTCTATTATTACCGGTTTGCGTGATATGGTTCAACTTACTGATGTACCCTTGAACCCTTTGTGCGATTCCTGGAGTTTATGACGTGTCAGATGAAACCTGCCTGCCTGTTGAATCCCGACTGTGGAAAGTGATTAACGATATTCGGGACAAGACCACCCGTATAGACGCCAGTCTGACGGGCTATATGGGGCAGGTCAGCGAGAGATGTATGTCAAGGGAGGCGCGGATTGCCAAGCTGGAAGAGGAAATAAAGCACAAGGCACCGATCAGCAATGTTGCCGATATAGATGCACGCATGCGTGCCGTGGAGCGCCGGATTTGGATTGCCGTGGGTGTGACGGCGGCTCTCTCGTCTATTGGCACTGGCGGCATTATCGCAACTCTTATCATGAGGCTGCTGTCATGAACTGGACAGATATTGAAACCATGCTCGTGGATGATGAAGGCCTGCGGCTGCGGACATATCTCTGCACCAAGGGGTTTCCGACTATCGGCGTGGGGCACCGGCTTCTGGATCCTGAGATGTCCATAAGCGAAATATCCGTGGAAACTGCGGGTGTTCTTCTGCGCAGGGATATTGAGATCGCTATCCACGACCTGGAATGTGTCTTCGGTATCCGATGCTTGGACCACTGGTCTGAACAGCGCCAGCACGGGCTGATCAACATGATGTTCCAGTTGGGTCGGGACAAGTTCCTGAGTTTTGGAAAGATGATTGCGGCTGTGAAGGACGATGACTGGCAGGCTGTGCGCCTGGAATGTCTGGATAGTAAATACGCCCGCGAGGACGCCCCTGACCGGGCGTGGCGGGTGGCAAATATGCTGTATGACAACACGGAGTGTACCCATGAATGAACTAATGCCGATTATTGAACAGATTGTGTCCCTGGTTGTTGGTCAGATTGTTTCCCAGGAAAATTTTGCAAAATACGGCGACCGCCTTTTCGATCTTATTGAAGACACGGTGGCTGATTCCAATACTAAAATTGACGATGCCCTGGTCCTGCCCGTGGTTAAGGCTATGCGTCTTGCCCTGAATGTTCCTGATCTTCCCGATGTAGCCGACGTGGCTGAACAGTCCTGATGGGGGAAAAGATTCTTGAAATCCTCCTTCTTGGATACCAGCTGGCCCAGGTCATTGCAAAGAAGATTGGTGCGGTTGTGCGGCAGCGAGATTCTGACAAATTGCACGAAGATCCTGGGGAGTGGTTTGCTGATCATTTTCCTGGCGAGCTGCGCGATGACACCATCGACGACAAGGACACTTCCTGCACAACCCCCGATAAACATCGTTAGACACGCCGATAAAAGCATTACCCTGGACAAGCAGTCAGCCATAAACCTTGGCGAATATATCAAGCAACTGGAAGCTGGTTATGAATGATGACGCTCCCGTACAAAATCTTGGCAAGACATTAGCTGCGGAGTTTTCTGTAGCCGTGTCCAAGCGTTCAGCGCGGGAACAGGTATGGCTGGACGATCTGACCCTGTACAAGGGTAAATATGACGACAAGACACTGGCAAGAATTGTTGCAGCGGGTGGATCGCAGTTAAATATCCGGCTGACCAAGAAAAAAGTCAAGGTGCTCCTTGCCCGGCTCATGGATCTGCTTTTCCCTGCCAATGGTGAAAAAAACTGGGGTATTAAACCAACCCCTGATCCCCATCTCTCCGACGAACAGACCGCCGAGTTTATTCAGGCATTTACCCAGCAGGCAGGGCGGGAACCCGGTCCTGTGGAGCTGCAGACCTTTGTGCGCGAAGCCTGCCAGCAGAAAGCTGATCGTATGGCCAAAGTTATTGAAGACCAGTTGGCCGAAACACCTCAGCGCAGTGGGTATAGGCAGGAAGTTAAAAAAGTTCTCAAATCTGGCCTGATATACGGGACGGGTATTTTCAAGGGTCCTCTGGTGTTTAGGGAAACCCGGCAGGCGTGGGTGCGGGGCACAGAGATAGATCCGGACACGGGCCAGCCTGCGTACTCCCTGCGAGATGTCCCTGGAGAATTGCGGCCCTATTACGAATTTGTCCCTATCTGGAATATCTATCCAGAGCCCGACGCTGTGGAGGTCAAGGACTGCCGGTATTTTTGGCATGAACACCTCATGTCGTCGAGTGATCTTCTTGCCAGGTGTACCAAAGAACAGTGCTTCGATGTCGAGCGTATCCGGGCATACATGCTGATCCATAAGCAGGGCGACGCCCAGATGCATAACTACGAGCAGCAGCTACGGTCCATAGGAGCAGACGATACACCCTGCTCCCTGGATAACCGGTATCGGGTTATGGAACGCTGGGGGTATATCTCTGCTGAGGATCTGATCCGGGCGGGCGTTGATCTGCCCGAGAATAGCGTGGACGAGTATTACGCCAATGCATGGCTCCTGGGTGACGAGGTTATAAAGTGCGTTCTCAATCCCGTGGACGGGGTTAAATCATATTTCTATTTCTGGCACTACGACAAAGACGAGACTTCTATTTGGGGCGAAGGTGTCCCCGCTGATATGCGCGATCCTGCGGGCGGCTTTAACGCTGCCGTGCGTAAGACGGTGGACAGCTATTCCATCTCAGGCCCCATGTTTGGCGTTAATATGGCGGCACTGGCTTCAGGTGAAGATGTCACCGACATCCATGGGAGCAAAGTTTTTGCCTTTGAGAGTGCCGAGGACATGCGCAAGGCCATTGTCCAGTGGAATGTCCCGGCGGATATATCTGGTGGTCTGGCTATGGCAAAATTTTTCCAGGAATTTGGGGACGAGGTATCGGCTCCTAAATTCCTCCAGGGTTCGACGCCTCGGGGTGCTGGTGGTGACACTGCCGCTGGCATGTCCATGCTCATGGGCGCGGAAGGCGTGAATCTCAAAGACTTGGTTAAAGATTATGACGATAACATCACCTCGCCTTTTCTGGGGTCGATCTATCACTGGAACATGAATTTTTCCAAAGACCCGGAAATTATGGGTGACTATGAAGTCGAGGCTAGAGGGTCCACGGCTCTTATGGCCCGTGAAGTGCGCAGTCAGAAACTGCTGCAGGCCATGCAGGTTACGGAGTCGCCACGGTTTGCTCCACGGGTGGATGACGACAAATTACTGCGCGAACTGTTCAAATCCATAGAAGTTGATGCCGAGATGGTCAAACCTAAAGCAGAGTTTGAGGCCGATCAGCAAAAGCAGATGGCCCGACAGGCTGCTGAGGTGGCCAAGGCCCAGGTAACAGAGATCATGAACGAAATGCGCGCCCGGGGCCTTCAGCCCGAAGAGATATTGCCCCAGATGCTTGGGCAATCCGTCCAACAGGTGGCGCAGGCAGAGCGTGGGCAGCAGGTATGACAGACAGACAAACAACATCACTAGCACGTCTTCGTGAGTTTCGGAATGCTGAGTCCACAAATCGGTGGCTTAGTTTTCTGGATGCAGAGATCGAGGGCTTGTCGGCAGAACTGGTAATCGCCGAAGAAGATACATGCATTCATCGTCTTCAGGGAGCCGTTCGCAATCTGAACAGTATAAAAAAACGCATTACAAAATAACCGGCCCGGACGTTCCGGCCCCCGGAGAGTTTAATATCATTATTCATCTTATCGTCGGCCCCGGCGTTGCCCGCCCGACAGAGGAGTCCCATACATGCCCGACGAGATCAAAGACGAGCAGCAGGACGAGTTTAGCGACGTATTTAGCAGCCTTATGGACGCGTCTAATGAAACGCCCGAAATCAAGGAACCGGTAACACCTGCAGTTGATGAACCTCAGCCCTCGACGCCCAAAGTGGATGCCGCAGCTTCTGAGGAGACTGTAGGAAATGATACGGATGCATCCTTACCGCCCGAGAAATCAGCAGACGTTTCCCAACCAGGTTCCGACGATATTCCGCCCGCTGATGCGGCCCCGGAAGAAGACGATGACCTGGAAGACCTACGCAAACGTGCCCACGGGTACGATTCCATGAAGGGTCGGTTAAACAAAACCCAGGAACAGGTACGCACGCTCCAGGAACGTATTGACGCCATGTCATCCCAACCACGGCAGTCAGCGCCGGTTCCGCCCACACCCGTGGCCCCGGAACAGTCGCCATCTATCGCGGTTATACCCGACGAGATCAAGGATGATGTGCATGCGTTCCAGAAGTCCTATCCTGCATATGCCCGTATGATCGAAGATGGTGGGGCTGTTGGCTCAAGCCTGCGTGCATTGGTTGCCGATTACGGCCCTGAAGTGGCCGCAATCAAGGCTCAGAGCATCGCTCTTGAGTCGCGCATGAACGCTTCTATCCAGGCATTGCAGCAGGGACAGACAAAAACAGCCATCCGTTCTCATTCCGAGAAGATATTGGAGTCCCAGAAGACTCTGGCGGAAATCGCAACGGTTGGCGACGACGGGATTCTTAAACCTGTCACCGGAAAAGAAGCGGCATACGGGAGTTACTTCAAGGGGCTGGATACGTGGATGCGTTCCCTGCCCTTTGAGGAGGCAACCCATTGGATGGAAGTCAAGAAGTCTGGCTCCACCCATGAGGTTAATCAGCTCCTGCATGCCTACGATTCTCAATCTCAAGCGCCATCGGCCAAGCAACCACAAGGTGGCCAGTCTCGTGCGGCCAAGGCTGCAGCGGCAGGAGCGATCCCCAACAGGGGGGCGTCCCTGCCAAAAACCAGTCAGGCACCGGACGACTTTGACGGCACCTTCTCGCAGTTGCTTAAACTGGATGGCGGGAATGTATAGGAGTTAGCGTTATGGCTACAGGTATTACTAATTTTGGAGATATTTCTCCCCGTACTGAAGCGTATGTTGTTAAAGATTTCTTGGAAGTGGGCGCGCCCTATGTTGTTTTTGAGCCTTTCTGTCAGACGACAACTGTCCCTCGTGGCACAGGGCAGAACGCTATATTTAGACGGTATAACCCTCTTGATCCTACACCCAAGGCATTGACCGAAGGTGTTACCCCCTCGGCGTCCAAACCGACAAAGACCGATGTAACCGCGTCTGTTTCCCAGATTGGTGACCGCGAGGTGCTTACGGATGTTATCATCGATACCCACGAAGACCCTGTCCTGAAAATCCAGACCGAGCGTCTGGGTCAGCAGGCGGCTGAGATGCTGGAACGTATCCGTTTCGGTAAATTTAAGGCCGGGACCAATGTTGAATTTGCAAACGGGGATACCCGTGAAGAGGTGAATACCAAATACTCCCTGTCCATGCAGCGCAAGATGACCCGGACAATCAAGCGAAACCGTGGGAAAAAGATCACCCGGATGCTGCGATCTACGGCGGCTTACGGGACCAAGGCTGTGGATGCCTCGTTTATCGGCGTTGTGCATACGGACATGGAAACCGATATCCGGGAAATGGAAGGGTTTATCCCGGCCAAAGATTATGGGCAGATTGCACCGTATCCCAACGAAATCGGGGCAGTGGAAGATGTCCGGTATCTGACTACTGATATCTGTGAACCGTGGGAAGACGCCGGTGGTGCCAAGGGTTTGATGCTGTCTACTTCGGGCATCAAGGCTGATGTTTATCCCGTTTTGATCATTGGGGCCGATGCCCTGGGTACTGTGGCCCTCAAGGGCTACGCAGGTAAGAATAACGACGGGAAGATGAAGGCTATTTCTCCCGTGGATGTTATGGTTGTGAATCCCAAGCCCAGTGATAGTGACCCCATGGCCCAGCGCGGGCATATCGCATGGAAGACCTGGACGACTGCATGTATTCTCCAGGACCTCTGGTTTTGTCGTGGTGAGGTTGCCTGTACCGATTAGAAAATTAACTCCGGCACCTGTCCGTGTTGATTGGCGGGTGCCGGACTCTTTGGAGGCTCTGTTATATGAGTAAAACTAAACCAGTCACTCCCGACGCCGTGGTTGAACCTGGAACCCTTGATGGTGATCTTGTTGTTCCTGTCGAGAACGATCCAGAGACCAATCCACCCGAGCAAAAGGAGAAGAAACCCGCACACCCTGCCAGGGTTGATGTGATTATCCATGCCCAGGACGGCCCCGGTGGCAAGGATGATGTCACGATCACTGTCAAGGGCAAGAGTATTGACATCCACAGGGGAAAACGTGTTTCGATCCCCTGGGCGTACTATTGTGTTCTGCGTAATGCCGTGCAGACGGATTTTTACATGAACGACAAAGATCAGGTTGTTACGGAAGAACGCGAACGCTTTCCTGTATCGCGGATGGATGCTGAATAGAAGAATGTTAAAACCAAGTCATGAAGGAGTTATAATGAAAAGATATATGCTTACGTTTGCGATGCTTTTCTGTGTTCTTATGCTCTGTGCTGACGCTATGGCTGCGTCGGTGGAAGAGCTTGCCGCACCGAGTGAGGGAGATCGGACGTTGTGGACCTATACTGCCGATACTCTGGACACCCACTGCATGACCGCTTCGGGCGCTGCAGCTTCTACGGCTGATGTGATTGTAGCTACGGCATTCACCTATGTTATTGATAACCGGCTGTACTCTGGCGGTAACGCAACCCATGACATTTCTGCCATGGGTAACGCTGACGACATTGAGGCCCAGGCGGTGAGCACCTATTGCCGCCACGTCTTTGTTATCAATGCGTCCGGTACTGTGGATGTATTCTGTGGGACCCCTGCAGCATCTGCGGCATTGGCCCTCTATCCTTCTGTTGATGAAGGGGAATGTCCCTTTGCCGGGCTGCTTATTGCCACAAACTCCACGGCAACATTCACCCTGGGAACCACAGCATTATCCGGGGCAGGGGCTACGGCCACTTTTGAGAATTTATATGCTCTGCCATCTCAGGCCATTGACAGATAAACCGCGAAAAGCCGGGTCCAAGCGGCCCGGCTTTTTTTGTAATGGGGTAAAGTATGGCAACAATTACAGCCGCGAATATTATTGATAAAGCAAAAATCGTTCTGCAGGATCTCCCCAGCACACGGTGGACCTCTGATGAATTGCTTGGCTGGCTAAATGACGGGCAGAGGGAGATTGTCAAACTCAAACCCGAGACGTCAATCACCAGTACCACTGTCACTTGCGTTGCAGGAACAAAGCAGACGCTTCCTGACGACGGTATTGTGTTTATCAAAGTTACTCGCAACATGGCCGAGGAATCGAACAAACAGGTTGTCCGGCTTATTGATATGCATACTCTGGATGACATGCTTCCAGGCTGGCACGCCATGGACGGTTCTATTAACATCGAGCACTACGGATATGAGCCCACGGACCCCAAGCACTTTTATGTTTATCCCCCTGCACTGGCAACGGCAGAGCTGGAGTTGATCTATTCGTCAGCCCCTACGGACTGCGCCACGGTGGACTCCACCATCTCTGTCGACGACGTGTACGCCAACGGTCTCAAGAACTACATCCTTTACATGGCATACCTCAAAGATGCTGACTACGCGGCCAACAATACACGGGCATTGGGCAGGTTCAGTGCGTTCATGCAAGGGCTGTCTTCCAAGCAGCAAGCAGAGACTGCCAACGAGCCACGTGGCAGCAGACCTCAGCAGCAGGCGGTGTAACGCATAATGGCCTATTCGTGGAGTGATTTTGCAGAGTATGCCAGGGCTGGCATGGGGAAGGCTCCTGATTTTGTGTATATCCGGGCGGCCAAATCCGTGATTCGGGATTTTTGTTCACGAACTCAGGCATGGGTGGAGCCGCTTGATCCGGTCACTGTATTTGCCAATATGACCGAGGTGGATATGGATCTCCCCGGGGGAGCAGACCTTGTGGCCGTTGTTTCAGTCGTATCTGATGGCGGCATGGCTCTTGTCCCCGGTCGGGATTATTTCACCCTATCCAGCTCCAATACGCTTATGTTCCCCGTCCACGCAGGAGAAGACACAACTCTTGCAGTGACGGCTGCCCTTATGCCCTCTAGGAATGCAACATCGCTCCCGGACCTACTGTACGATATGTATCTGGACGCTATTACGGACGGGATCATTGCAAATCTTCGCAGCCAGTCAGGGCAGGAATGGTACGATCCAAGTATCGCTATGTTTCACAAAAGTGAATACTTGTTAGCAATCTCACGGGCAAAGATGAATGGCTATTCTGGCGGTCGGCAGAACGCAAATCT